GCCGGACGAATTTGATACTTATCATGAGTCTTTAACTAATTGCATAGATCATGAACTTGGAATTACTGATATTGACATAAATGACTTATTTTATTTAGGGCAGGTTCAACATACTATACCCTTTACTAAAACATATAAGTGCTATGCAATAAACCTCACTAAATATAGCGAGGACCCTACTGGGTTTACCCCAAAGATACTTAGTCCTGACGAGAGACTTCATTCAATAGATAAAGTTAGATTTTCTAGAATTATGAAAGGCGAAATATGCGATTCATTAACTCTTTCATGCTCTCTTCTATTACTTTCATATATCTCAGATTAGAACTTCTACCCATTTTTTTAGTAAAATATAATAAAAATTGACAATTATGGCAAAATCTACAAATGCTGCAATCAATGCATTTAACAAATTCAATGACCTTTTAGAGAAAAAGGTTAAGACCAAAATAACCTTAATGGGTTTTTCAGACATTGACGATTATATTCCAACTGGCAACTATTTGTTAAATGCTCAAATCTCAGGTTCAGTATTTGGAGGATATCCTAATACTAGAAGTATAGGAATTGCTGGTGATTCTGGTGCAGGTAAAACATTCCTTTGTTTGAATGCAGTGCGTGAACTTCAAAAGAAAGATTATTTTGTTTTCTATATTGATACTGAAGGTGCTATTGATAGATCAGACTATATAAAATTTGGAGTTGATTTAGAGAAATTAAAATATCTTCGTATGGGATTAATTAGTGATGTTAAATTCTTCATTAATGATTTTATTGAAACGATGCGAGATAATCCTGGACTAAAGGCTGCTATCTTTGTAGATTCAGTTGGAATGTTAGATACTGATAAGAGTAAAAGAGATATGGATGCTGGTAAAAATGCATCTGATATGGGTCTTCGCTCAAAGGAAATGAGAGGTTTATTTAAATCATTTACATTAGAATTATCTAATTTAAAAGTTCCATTTATTTTTACAAATCATACATATGCCTGCTTTCCAGGAGAACAATTAGTTGTCACTGAAAATGGTGTAACTAGAATAATGGATTTAAATATTGGTGATCTAGTAGATACATTAGATGGATTTAAACCAGTTGAAAATATCTTTACCTATGATGATGCACAATTATTAGAAATAGAATTTGAAGATGGTAGTATTGTTAAATGTACACCAAACCATAAATTTCTAATAGGCGAAGACTGGGAAAATGACGATTCTTGGATTGAAGCAATTGACTTAATTGAAGGGTCACAAATAATTTGTAAATAAAAAATACTTGCATAGTTGTGATAAATAAAAATAAAAGCAACTATGCAAGATTATTACAACAAAATTATTAATGCTTCTAATCTAGGTTTAGGTTCACTTGTAATAAGTATTAAAAAAGATCCAAATTTTTTAAAATATATCACAGATATTACTTCTTTTTTAGATTTAGATGTTGATTTACCATTTAGACTATTCCATATTAGAAATAATTTAAATAGTCAACTTATGTGTAAAACCTGTGGTACTAAAATAAAGAAAATGAGAATATCCTTTTGTAATAAACGATGCTCAGCTATTTATTCTAACTCTGATTATCTACTAAAAGATAAAAAAGCAAAATCATTATCTTTATCTTATTCTAAAAAAACAGATGCCGATAAAAAAGAAATTGTTAAGAAAAGAGAGAAGACTAATTTAGAGAGATATGGAGTTACTAATAATCTTCATATACCTGAAGTAAACCAAAAGATTATTCAAAAATGGATTGAAAAATATGGATTTGATAGACCATCAAAACATCCTAAAATTAAAGAAAGAATATCTAAAAAAGCAAAAGAGAATGCCGATGAAACTGTTAAGAAAACAAAATTAACCTCTTTATCTAGATATGGTGCAGATAATATAATGAAAACTGATATTGGTAAACAAAAAGTAGTTGATGCAAATATTAAAAAATATGGTTTTGCAAGTCCTATGCAAAACCCTGAATTTTGTAAAAATTACTTTATTAATCACTATAAAAAATTTTCATCAAAAGATTTTGTATTACCTAGTGGGAAAATAGTAAAATTATTAGGCTTTGAACCACAAGTATTAACACAATTATTAGAAAAATTTAATGAATCAGATATATTAATTGGGTATAGTGCATACGAGGAATTAAAATGTACATATACTATTTCTGGTAAAAGTCATAGATACATTCCTGATTTTTATATAAAATCTAGAAATATAGTTATTGAAGTTAAATCTAATTATACATACAATTATGCAGAACCTAAAAAAAGATACTCAGTAGAAAATATAGGTGCCCTATTTGTATACGCAATATATGAAAAAAATAAAATTAAATTCAAACGATATGAAAACGTTAAAAGTTAAGTCTATAAAAAATATAGCTCTGAGTAAAGTGTATGATATTCAAGTAAAAGATGTACACCACTTTGTTTTAGAGAATTCAGTAGTAACTCACAATTCGATGGATCAATATACTCCAAAAGGAATGTCTGGTGGAGGAGGTCCTGAATTTTCAGCATCTATTATATTAATGTTAAGTAAAGGAACTCTTCGAGATGAAGCTAAAACTACCACTGGAATTATTGTTCGATCTAAAACTAGAAAAAATCGTCTGGCTCGTCCAATCGATATAGAATTTCATATATCTTTTCACAAAGGTATGAATCAATATGTCGGATTAGAACAATTCGTTAGTTGGGATAATTGTGGAGTTGGTCGTGGAAATAAATTAACAGAAAAAGAGTTTTCTAAACTTAAACCAGATGAGCAGACTATTTGTTCAGAGTTTAAAGTTGCAGATGAAGTATTTTATTACTTACCTAAGAAACTTGGAAAGAGCTATGTACTTCGACACAGTGGCGCATTAGTTCCAGTAAAAGAATTTTTTACAGCTAAATTATTTACTCGAGAAGTATTAGAAGAGCTTGATGAAAAAGTAATTAAGCCTACTTTTAAATTTCCTGAAACTCAAGATGAAATTGATTTACTTGAGACTGAAGAACTTGGTGATCTAAATGACGAGGATGACGATGATTCTACGTTCTGATCTACCCATAAAATATTATTTAAATCTTTACAATGAGGACGCTTTAACAGATCAATACAGCGTCCTCTTTGAGATTCTACAATATATTATTAAAGTTGCTAATGCCAAAGATAAAAGTCTTGAGCTTAAAAATTTAAAATTTTCATCAAAATCTCTTAAGTATATCTTTGGAGAAAAATTAAAAGATGAAACTTTTAAGGCATATGTTGTTAAATCATTGAAAGAAATGATTTTAAAAGAGTATCTTAGACCAGAAGGAGATTTTATATTTTTTACAAAAAACGGATTAACTTATTTTTATTTGACACATGATTGATTTTACAGAGAATATTGAATCGCTTGAAAAAATGGTATGGAACTTTGTCTTAAATACTACTAGTAATATAGATGATCTTCGACCAACTAATCATGAGTCTCTTCGTAGGGAAGAATTAATCACGATGCTGCGTCCTAATTATTTTAATGATGATAACAGACAAGAATCATTTAAAGCTGCTCTAAAATTCTTTAAAGAATATGAGAAGATCCCTAATAAAAAAGAATTAAAAAGTTATATTGAATTACTTAATATCAACTTAACTGAAGAAGAGTTCTTAGATCTATATGAATTTAATCTTAATGAATATAACTATGATTACTTGTATAAGTATGTTAGAGCATTTATCTTATTAAGAAATTTAAATTTAACTGTATTTGATCTACTTACTTATTTAAAAACCACAGTTATTGATCCTAATAATATTGATAAAATTTCTGAAAAAGTAAGAAATGATATTAGTAATAAATTAGCTTTAAATTTTTCAAGTGTTGATACAGGACTAAATTTCTTTAATCCTGAATCTCACATTCAAATATCTAAGTCAGGTAGTCCTACTGGCTTTCCATTCCTTGATAAAGTTCAAGGCGGTGGCTGGAATGCAAAGGCGCTAGTCGTATTTCAAGGTAGGCCAAAGGTTGGAAAATCAATGGTTCTTGGAAACATTGCAGCACGATCATTTTTAACAGGTAACGTAACAGGATTAGTTACAGTTGAACTTGCAGATAGGGCTTATATGAAACGTATCGGTTCTAATATCTTAGGGATAAAATCAGAAGAATATTCTAAAATAACTGATGCTGCTGCTGCAAATCTAATTAAGGAAAAGATTCAAGATCTTAAAGATAGTGGAAAAACAGTCGGCGAATTAATAATCAAAGAATTTCCAACCGGTGGTGCAAATGCAATAGATATTGAAAATTATTTTGTTCGACTTGAACAGAAATTAAATAAGAAATTTAAAGTTATTGTAGTAGATTATTTAAACTTATTAAAACCTTTAAATAATCAAAATGGCTTATATGAAAAAATTAAAGCTATTTCTGAGGAACTTCGTGGAGTTGCAATGAGAAATGAATGGTGCGTAATAAGTGCAACACAAATTCGTAGAGAAGATATTGATAATTTCGATTTAGGAATGGATTCAGTTGCAGAATCATTTGGTTTAATACACACAGTAGATTCACTATTTGGATTAATGAGAAGTCCATTAGAAAGCAGAATGAAAATAAAAGTTATTGCAAATCGTGATAATGGATATGAGGAAAGCTATAAATTTTACACTATGCATAAAGACTTCTTTAGACTCAGTGAAGAAAGTGGACAAAATAGTGAATTCTATAGTGATGATGAAGAAGTAACTAGAATGGCAGATGAACTTAGGAGTGAATATCAAGAGATGAATAAAACTGAAACATCTACTCCGGAAATATTGATTGAAGATGACTATGATGCTCTCTTCAATTCATTATAAAATAATTAAACAATTAATGGATAGTAATGAATTTACCGATGATCAAACACAAAATAATGC